ACGTAACACCTATTGCTTACACCGAGTAAACTATATGCTGCCATAAGTCCGTATTCGTTAATTTCATAACCATTAATTGCACTACCGGCCGCTGACTGATAAAACGTTGGGTTACCATACGTGTTGCTAAGTTCTCTCTGACTTCCAATAAGGTAAGTTTTACCTGCATTTGCTGCGGTAGTGCCCGCGGCTGTAGCTGTTGTGCTACCTCCTTGGGTTTTATCTTGTGCTGTTGCTACAATTAATGATGCTACTGTTCCTTGAACTCCAGGAACATATTGACTCTCATCAATAACTGTAACGCTTACACCAGGTGATACTAAAGTTGCCATATTTTCGATTCCTTTATCTAAAGAATTATTTAATATATTTATCAAAACATCATAAAATGAGGTGCTTAAAGATTACTATATAACAATTTATTAACCCTTTAAAGGAACGCTATTAAAGATAAAATAAATATCTGTATGCGACCACTATGTAATCAATGTAAAACTAATCTTAAAGCAGTTAACTATCATTTAAACGGAAAAGTTTACTACAGAAAACTGTGTGAAGCGTGTAGAAGAAAAAAAATTAACAAAAAACCAGCAACAACACCTAGATGGTATCTTGCCGGGTACAGGTTAAAAAAGTTATGTGAGAAGTGTGAATTCGAACCAACAACACAAGGACAGTTAGTTGTGTTTCATATAGATAAAAATCAAGAAAGCGTTAATATCAAGAATTTAAAAACTGTGTGCCTTAATTGCAATTACGAGTTAAGTATTACTGGCTGGTTGCACGGAGATCTTCTAGAAGATCATTAACTATTTCTCTTAGATCTTCAATAGTTCCTTTGTTGTCAATTAAATAATCCGGTGTTGTGCCAGCCCAACTGTATTCGCTAGCATGTACATTGGGATATATTACAGGCATTGATTCATGATCACTAGCTGCGAGACTAAACCATTCTGGATCGTCACCGCGTTTAATGCGTACTATTTTACCGCCTAACTCACGTATACTTCTAACTTCGTTTGGAAATCTTACATCAGTTATAACAACGTTCTGCTTTGCATCTTTAATGCGAGCTTCCATACTAAGAACCCATATGTCTTCATGAAAATGGTTTCGAAGAATGTCGGTGCCTAAAATTTGAAGTGCTACTCGTGGAGTAAAATCTGGTATTTTTAAACGTTCATTCCACCACTCATCTACAGTTTCTCGCTGGACTCTACTGGCTGATGTATCACCTTCAAGCATAGCCCGATCCCAATTAAAAATACTCGCAGTAGCATCTTTAAGACTGTTGGCAAAACTTTCATGTCGAAAGCCCTGTTCTATTAACATACTGCCAACAGTTCCCTTGCCCGAATTAATGAGCCCGATAAGTCCAATAATCATATTCGTATTATAACAAAAAAGTATATATTATGCAATAAGGAACGACAAAGGATCTGAACCGTCCATGTAATTTTTAAGTTCTTCTTCCAATGTCATCATTTCTGCTTGTGCTTCTGCTTTAAGTGTATCGCCATTCATTGAGGTTCCACCTTGTGGACCGGCAATTGTTGAGAATTTAGACCTTGCTTCGCCTAGCGTATATTTTGCTAGTGCAAGCGCATAATCTTGTATCCATGGTTGTGCGTGGCGATCCGAGAGCAACACTTGATCTGTTTTTTTGTTGTAAACCCAAAGCACCATAATTTCACCAGTAGCCGCAAACTTGCGAAGAAGTGTAATAGTTTTTGTTACGGGGTTCCAATCAAAATTAACCCATCCACCAAATAACCTGGCGCTAAGTTCTTGATACTGGTAATACATTTCATATGTTGCTTGCCCTCCAACACGGCCTGCTTGTAATAGATATGTGTTTACAAATGCCGCTTCAAATGGCTCAAACTGTGTTCCGGTATCAGCACTTCCGCTACCAACACTGCGCCTAAACACTTGACGTACAGTTTCAACTTCGTCGGGAAGTACATACTCTTGTTGGTTTTCTACAATAGTAAGAAACAGGTAACTACTTTCAACACTATTTTGTGCTCGTTGACGATAGCGGCGCAATGCTTGGTCTGTAGAGTTAGTATAATGTGCTGGATCAAGTTCGACATCGATCATATCTCCGCCTAAGCGCAAGTAAATATAATCTTTAATGTCGTTTTTCAGGGTTGTGACATCTGTAGCCATTCAAAGTTTCCTTTATATTGTATTTATTTAAGAAACCTTAAGTAGGATAGTGTGTTTGTTTAACCGACCATTGAGTTTAGTTTCAGTTGCTTTGATTTCGCTTAGGAATTTACGCAAAGTAACCTTACCAGATTTACTAAATTCTACTAGTTTTTCTTCGGGTCTGCGTATAGTCTTTTGTATGCTCAGGCTAGAATTGAAGTTTAACAAAGTTGTGCCTTTGACCGACAGACAGCAGTGTTGCTCCGCAACATATTTTCCTAGCTTACGATTCTTGGTATTAAAAATCCATAACTCTGTAGCATCCAGAATGTCAATAGGATTAATACTAGCAATTTTATAACGGTCTTCGTTAGGTTTATATTTTAACTTTGATACTAATTTTTCTTTACTTGGAGTTTTTCGAATCCTAGTTTTTCTGGATATTTTCTTAATATTATTATAGGCAACAAGATCAGCAAACAGTACCTCGAAAAATTTAATATATGTTTTAATCTTTGCTTTATTTAAATAGCTATAGCCTTCTTTAAGATCCGGAGGGCATTCCTTTTTTAATAACTCTTGATACTCTGCAAACACCGGCTCGTAGTAACTACGAATTTTTCCTATATGCGCCTGAGCAATATTTTCTTTTTTAAGCCAATCAAAAAACTTTGGAATATCCTCGTTTGGCTGTTTATCAAGCCAGAATTCAAATTCCCCTATAATTTCACTAAGCCGTTCTCGTGTACGCTCTTGTGGTGTTGGCGTGTACCCCGTTTTCTTAGTTTTATTCTTTTTCTTTTCTTCGGCGTTAACAACCTTGCCTCTTTCTGCAAGAGTTGCAAAAAAATTATTCATCCATTCAATAGTACTTTTCTCTGTTGACTCAACATCTTCGCGAGTAGTCCAATAACAATACCCGGCGACATGATTTCTGTTCCATCGCCACTCCTCATTTCTTAGAATGTTTTTAGTTGTTTCTTTATTAAATGTTCCCTTAACCCATCCCTTAATAATAGAAGCACATTCCTTTCTCTCTACGTCAGCATGAAAACTTTGGCTAAATTTTCTATAGCCTCCGGACAAGGAAACGTGTTTAGCCATATTATGGCCGCGTCGGTAGTGTTTTCGTGTTTTTTTGCGTTTTCTAGTCTTTATGGCCATAAAATTCTTCCATGCCCTGGATAAGGCTCATAATATCAGCTATATCCAAATTGTCAATACTCTCAGCCGCAATAGTTTCAACCCACTCTCGTTGTAGTGTGTTTATAGGAATTATGCGCTGTGTTTTAAAGTCTATTACATCACCCATACATATATAGTATACGATTATACGTATTTTGTCAACTAAATTTAGAACAAGACATATTTTATGTTCTTAAGTTTCAAATAAATACTGTAACTATAAGGATTAACCTATGCCGCGTTTAAGTTTATGGAAAGACGGTGCTCACACCAATGATTTTAAGTTCTTTGATAAGAATATTAAAGAATTATTTACCATTGGCGGGACTGGTTTACACTGCTACAAATATCTCGGCGTTCATGACCAAGGCAACACTAACGATCTAAGCCAGCCAAACCCTGCTCAAGACGATCCTCTTGCTATACAAGATTTTTTGTTTTTAGAGAACAGGGATCGCAAATATTCGCAAGATGTATATAGTCTGCGTGGTATCTACAGTGTAGCGGACACGGATTTTGATTTAAGTCAATTTGGGTTATTTCTACAAAACGATACGCTGTTTATCACACTTCACTTAGCTGATATGGATAACATATTAGGGCGTAGATTAATGAGCGGCGATGTTTTGGAGCTACCCCATCTTAAAGACTATAACAGCTTAGATACAAGTTTAGAGGTAGCACTAAAACGCTTTTATGTAGTGCAAGAGGGCACAAGGCCTACAGAAGGTTATAGCCCAACTTGGTGGCCACATCTGTGGCGTGTTAAGTGTACTCCATTAGTAGATAGCCAAGAGTACAACGACATTTTACGCAGGCTTGAAATTAATGAAGATACCGGCGAAAGCACAGGAAAAACATTACGAGACCTACTAAGCACATATAAGAAAGAGCTAGAGGTTACTGACAAGGTTGTTGCTCAAGCAGAAGCAGAGGTTCCCGAAAGTGGTTACGATACAAGCAAATATTATGTTGTACCTGCAGATAGCACAGGTAGACCATTAGAGCCTCGGGGTTATAACGCAGACGAAGCCAATATTACTTGTGATAGTGCTTTGATCACTGCTGATAGTACTCGAACGTCACCTACTAATACAAACGCATATAAGGGATACCTTATCGGTGACGGACTCGCTCCAAACGGATTCCCAATAACAATGGGAACGTCATTCCCAACTACTGCGGTTGAAGGCGATTATATTTTAAGATTAGATTTTTTGCCAAATAGATTATTCCGTTTTGACGGAGCACGATGGATTAAAGTAGAAGACGATGTTCGCAGCAAACTTACTCCCGGCACGGGTAATACACTTAGAGACGGATTTGTTCAAAATACGGCTATAACTACAACGGACGATAACAAAACTATTAAGCAACGCCAAGGGCTTAGTGACTTACTTGAAGCTGAGGAAGATGCATAATGGCTAATCAATTTTTTTATGATCAACAAATTCGGCGTTTCTTACTACAATTTATTCGGGCTTTTAGTAATTTTCAAGTTGAATACGGAAAGGATGGCGACGGTAACAACACCTTAGTTACTGTACCTGTGAAGTACGGTGACGCAACAAGAATGGTTAGCAATATTCTTAGAGATGGCAGCGAAAACAAGATCATTCCTACGCCAATGGTTAGTTGTTATATCACAGCAATGGAGTATGCACAAGCGCGTATGCAGGATCCAACATTTATTGACAAACGCCATATTCGTATGCGTAAATTTGATGATGACAAAGGCGAATACTTAACTGTGCAAGGAAATGCATTTACTGTGGAAAGGTTAATGCCTGTACCATATAATCTAACAATTAATATTGATGTTTGGACTAGTAACACTAATCAAAAACTACAATTATTAGAGCAAATATTAGTGCTGTTTAACCCTGCACTAGAAGTGCAAAGTACAGACAATTACTTGGATTGGACTAGTCTAAGTTATATTGAATTACAAAGTACTACCTGGAGTAGCCGAACTGTGCCTGCAGGTGTAGATGAAATGATTGATGTCGCAACATTAACATTTTTAGTTCCGATATGGGTTACTGCTCCTGCTAAAGTTAAAAAACTCGGAGTTGTACAAAAAATCGTTGCAAGTATTTTTGATGAATCAGGAAGTATTAGCGACGGCGTTATTGATAGAGACTTGTTGTTGGGCACACGAATGAAATTTACCCCTATGAACTTTGGCATACTTCTAATTGGTAATACCGTACAAATACTAGAGGCGGGTGAAACTGTAACAAACAAAGTCGACCCCACAAGTTTATTAGATGATCCGCCAACTAAAATAGGAACAGAAGATGTGACATGGCGTGCTTTAATTAACCAATACGGAGAGTTACAAGCAGGTATAAGTCAAATTAAAATAGATGTTGGAACTGGCGAAATTGTTGGTACAGTTGCCTTTCACCCAAGCGACGATTATAAGCTGTTGTTTACTGTTGATGCGGATACAACGCCGACAAATGATTTAACCCCTGTAATTAAAATTATTAATCCATTACGAACAGGCCCTGCGGCCGGGCTTGCAGCCGCTTCCGTTGGGCAACGATATCTTATTTTAAATGACACAGGTACAAGCACAAATACAGATGGTGCAGATGCGTGGAAAGGCACCGATGATAGTGACCTAATTGCTAGTGCAAACGATGTTATAGAATATAATGGCATTAAATGGGATAAAGTATTTGACAGCAGTACGGAAACTGGTGTACACTATATAATAAACACAAATACTGGAATTCAGTATAAGTGGAATGGTACTACCTGGGTTAAGAGTTATGAGGGTGAGTACAGAGCAGGTGAATGGTCTCTCGTTATTTAAATCAAAGCGTTGGAACGATCTTTTTCAGCAAAAAAACACAGCGTTATCTATTTGTTTTACGAAGCAAGAGTAGCCACGAAAATACTTGGGCATTTGTAGGCGGAAAAGTAGAACACGGCGAAACTGCTTATGCTGCTTTACAACGTGAAATAGAAGAAGAATTAGGATTTGTTCCTAGTATAGAAAAAACTATACCGATCGAACAATTTACAAGTCCAAAAAAGAACTTTGAATATCATACTTTTGTTAGTGTGGTAGAAGAAGAATTTATACCAAATTTAAACCCTGAAAACAAGGGTTACGCATGGACAACAATCGATGGGTGGCCAAAACCATTGCACCCTGGCGTGTTTAGCACATTTAAAATTGAAGAAATTATTGAAAAAATTAAAACAATACGGGAAATATATATCTAATTAGCATTTCACCTTCCCAGGGTCTTTAACAACAATAATTACATCATCATTGCTAGAACTTCAATAACACCTGTGGTCCCACTATGTGATTCGATAGCTTTACCAATTACTGTACCAAGTGCGGGATTTTCTTCTGCTCTTGCGTAACCTTCACCGGCACATACCATTAAATCACCAGCTTTAACGGTACCCATAACTTTGCATGGTACCCGACCTGCAATTGCTAGTGAAATACCTGCTTGATCGATGCATCGATAGCTATCGCTATTCATTAGATAAGCTGGGTCGGTAGATACAATACCTGCTACTGAACGACTTGAATCGTTCATGCACATTGCAACCTTTCCTTCGCCTACAAACTGTACGACTGTTCCAGGCTCGATTTCTTCATCCGAAGCATAACGCTCCGCCAAGTCAGCGTATTTCGCAGCGGAAGCAGTACCAGCAAATATTGTTGATGTTAATGTACCAGTGCTTGGATTATATGTAAGTCCTGTATCCGTTTCAATGCCTTGTGTACCAGTTGCACCATCAACAAAAGTTGGATATACAGTTTCGTCGGTAGAGTTATTTGCAACGGCTGTTATATTTGTTGCTTCTGTTGCTACATCTGCTGTACCAGTTACATTACCTGTTAAAGCACCAGCTAGTAGTGTTGCAGTTAGTAACCCACTACTAGAATTAAATGTAAGATTGCTACCTGATTTTGGTGGAAGATCACCAGTTGCGGCAGTAGCAAATAATGGAAAACAGGTTGTGTCACTCGACTCATCTGCAACCGTAACATTAGTAGCAGCAGTAGCAGTAGTAGCAGTAGTAGCATTACCACTAAATGTTGTACAAGCAAGTGTTGACGTACTTGGGTTAAAGGTCATGTCCGAGCCATCATACTTAAGTGCTGTTAACGCACCACTTGTAGTAGTTGCATAATAAAGATTAAACGCTGTATTAGTGGAGTTATCTTGTGTAACTGTTGCACCAGCAGCGGCCCAACTTAAAACGCCACTAGCGTTGCTTGTTAAAGCATATCCGCTTACGGATGCATCTGCATCAGGCAGTGTCCATGTTACATTTGAAGCTACCGTTGCTGGTGCTTGAAATGCTACGTAGTTGCTACTGTCTGCGTCAGCAAACCTAACATCGCCTTGTGCGTTTAATGTTATCGCTGTTGTAACTGTAGGGGTTGTAAGCGCAGGTGAAGTTAGCGTTTTATTTGTAAGCGTTTGAACGGCAGTGTTTTGCGTAATCGCAAATCCGCCTGCCGTGCTGCCGTCATGTATGCGTAACGTATCTAATGTCGTGTCGACGCTTAACTCACCAAGCGTTCCTGTAAATGCATTGTTTTGAGAGGTTGTACCTCTTCTAAATTGTAATACTGTTGGCATTCTAAGCTCCTAATAACACACCTGTAAACTATTTATGCGCCGGCGTATGCTTCCCCTGAACCGTAATCTACGGTATCTGTTTGGAACTTAGGATCCATGCAATCAAATTGGTCAGGTGAACTACCAGTTGGAATACCAAAAGCATCCACTGCATTCGCAGTTAATCCACTTTCGGCACCACCGGTTTGTGCTTGTATTTTTGCTAAATCGAAATTTCCATCTGTACCTGGGGCAGTTAAGAAAGAACTGCCATCAACTCCTAAACTGTTAACGATTCCCAAATTACCAGTGGTAATTTTTTTCATTACTCCACCATCGTCAACTAGGACAAAGTCGGCGTCACTACTACTTGTGGTAGTAGCTGCGCCATCACTGTTTGCTGTTGTTATCACTGTGCCTGTAACTGCTGGTAGTGTTATTATTACGTCAGCAGTGCTTGCTGGACCTATTAGAGTGACAGTATTTGTACCATTGTCTGTATCTTCTTTGAATAGAATACTACCAGCGGCTGAAGCCGACCCAGAAAGCACTGGTGCTGTTAATATTTTATTCGTTAGAGTTTGACTACCTGTAAGTGTTGTAACTGTAGAATCAATCGCCACTGTTAATGTATTACTTGAACCGCTTGTATCAATACCGGTACCGCCTGCAATATCTAATGTCTCACTATCAAGGTCTATTGATAATGCTCCACCACTATCACCTTGGAAGTCAAGATCTTCTGCAGTTACTTGAGCATCCACATACGCCTTAATACTTTGTTGTGTTGCTAAATGTGTGTTACTATCTGAAGACATATTGTCTTCATCTTTGATAGCAGTACCACTAGCTCCTGTATTAAGAACAGGACTTGTAAGTGTCTTATTAGTAAGTGTGTCTGTAGTTGCTTTACCAACTAAGGTGTCAGCCGCTGCGGGTAGTGTAACTGTAACATCTGCTGTGCTAGCAGGTCCTTGTAGTGTAACACCATTTGTTCCATTATCAGTTCCTTCAAGAAACTTAATCTTACCACCTGCTGCATTAGAGGCTGCGCCTATAACAAACGAGTGTCCAGTTGCAGTAGTTGTAGTCGCAGCAACAACAACAAGTCTGTCTGTGCCATCCAAGTCAACAGCAATTGAACCAGTTCCGGCATCAGTTACGGTTACGTTACTATTACCTTGTGATATTGCAGTTGTGCTGACTGCCGCTACCGCTGTATCAACAAAATCTTTTACAGCGGCGCTCGTTGGCAACGTGGTGTCGTTGTCATTGCTACTAATGCCTTCACTTTCAGTTACTAAAGCACTTGCTAGTAATTCATCTACTGAAAGATCATCAATGTCGCTTGTTAATGCCATTGTGCCTGTTGTTGCCGGTAGTGTAATGGTTACATCGGCTGTGCTTGCAGGTCCAATAACTGTAACTTTGTTAGTTCCGTTATCACTATCTTCAAAAAACTCCAAAAATCCTGCACTTACAGAACCGTTTTTAAGTTGTATGCCTGCATTGGCTATGGGTGTAGTTAACGTTTTATTTGTAAGTGTTTGTGTTGTTCCAGTAAATAAAGTATCTAATTGTGAAACATTAACATATTTTTCTGTACCGCCATCAGATAACAAAAGTTTATCAGATGTTGCAACAGTAACTCCTGAGCCATCTGGATAAGCATCAATATTTACAGTTAAATCTGTGCCTATATATGTTGAAAGTTGAGAAGCTGTTACATATTTTTCTGTACCGCCATCAGATATTGCAAATTTATCTGCATCAAGAATAGTAATACCACTGCCATCAGTCATGCCGTCAATGTTTATAACTGCTTCAACGGTTCCAAACTCAAGGGCGCTTGCGTCGCTGTTTACTTTTAAAACTTGTCCAGCTGATCCGATGCTTAATGCTACGCCTATACCACCATGAAGCAGCGGAATAGTTTCACCAGATTGATATTCTGCTAATCCTGTTGCTACATCACTAGCATTAAATACTGCTCTTAGTGGGGTTTTATTTGCCATAGCAATATTTATCAGTCAGAGTTGGAACAGTACTATGCCAGTGGAAGTAAAAGCATCACCATTTGCTAGAGTAAATGTTCCCGAGCCTGTAAAAACAGGTACATCATCAATGTTTCCATTAAATTCAAACTCTGCGTTTTTTGTTACAAGCCCACCTGCTGCACTAAAGAAAGGCACAAGAACTACAATCTGATTAGTTGTATTATCTGCACTAAATGTTGCAAGTTCACGATTAGATTCTGTTTTAGATTTATCAGGAAGTGTAACACCATCTGCACTAATAGTAATAGTACCTGTTCCATCACCACTAATTGTACTACTACCAAGATTGATAGTATCTCCACTTAGATACAAGTCTTTCCATCTAAAATTAGCACTGCCTAAATTATATGTAATATTTGCCTCAGGTAGCAAATCTCCTGCAACTACAAGTTTACCTGTGCCATTTGGTACGACATTAATATTTTCATTACTACGACCACTAGTAATATTAAAGCCGTTAATATCTAAGTTACCACCAAGTTGCGGACTAGTATCATCAACTACATCACCACCACTGCCACCACCAATAGTAATAGTCTTAGTTGAACCAGTACCACTTGCAACAACACCTGAACCTACAAAATTAAGTGTGGTTGCGCTTGTACTTAAACTACTACCTTCATCTTGTACTGTAATAGCACTAGCACTTACTGTAATAGTTTTAGTTGCGCCACTCCCTGATGCTGTAACGCCACTTCCTACAAAATTAAGTGTAGTGCCCGCAGTGCTTAGACTGCTTCCTTCTTCTTGTACAGTTACACCGCTACTGCCTCCGCCGCCGGAAATAGTGATTGTTTTTGTAGAGCCAGTGCCTGATGCTACAACACCGCTACCAACAAAGTTTAATGTTGTTGCTGTAGTGCTTAAACTACCGCCCTCATCTTGCACCGTAAGGCTACTGTCGACAATAGTAATTGTCTTTGTAGCACCTGTGCCACTAGCTGTAACACTGCTACCAACAAAGTTTAATGTTGTTCCAGCGGTAGATAATGCACTGCCTTCTTCTTGTACGGTTACTCCTGAAGAGCCACCACCTGCATTTATTACTACACCGCCTGCTGTACTACCATCACTTACACGGATCGTTTGGTCAGCATTGTTGTACCATAGCCGACCTTCTTCGCCAACGCGAGTTGCGCCATCTGAATATTTTCTAAGTTGTGTTCTAAAGTCTTGGGTAAAAGCGCCGTCATTGATCGCCATTTACTTTACACCCCAGGGCGACACTTTCCGGAAAGTGTTAACGGTGCATCGGATTTTACGGCCATGTCACGACTAGGAGTAGCACTACCTATATACAGGGGATTATCATTGATGCCTTCTTCACCGGTGTCATCATTTGCAATAAGTTTTGCTATTGCTGGAGTCATCTTACCACTCTTATGTTTCGCTAGTTCAAGCTCTTGTTGTTGAGGGGTCATCATTACAGGATTGTCTTGCAAGTCAGGATTATCCGCTGGTTCTAGTGTATTAGATGTATTAGAATCACCATCTAGTGCATCAATAACATCTGCTACTGCTCTCATAAATTCTGCGGCTCTCATGTAAAACTCCGGTTTCGGTATAGTATTTATCTTTCAGTCTTATTGAGGGGGGTTCGCTAGTCGGATAACTAGCGGCGGAATTAAGCAGTATACCAGTTAGTAGAATCAACAGCAATATATCTTCTAGATGCACCAGCAGCTAAGGCGTTTCCATCAACCGCATCTGCAGATCCGCCGTCTATAACATCACTAAAACTAGATCCAGGCCAAATTTGAATAGTTTGCGTTGAATCGTCATTAATAATTAAAATTTCTCTGCCGGCGGACGCCGTTGGTAAGGCTACTCCATCACCATTTGTACCAGATACCGTTACTCGATTTATATCAGCTGTTAATGCTGTAGCACCAGCTTGAGTCTGAGTTGATCCAGCCGTAATAGAATTTGATATTGATTTATCTAAATGACCAGCAATTTGAGTGTTGACACTAACAATTAAACTGCCACTTACTGTAACTCTACCTGTTCCACTAGGGATCAATTGAATATCTTGGTTGGTTGACGTACTAACAATATTTTTTCCATTAATATCTAAGTCGCCGCCTAATTGTGGAGTTGTATCTTCAACTACATTTAGCATAAGTTGACTATAAGATCCGCCACCATCTATGCTTATTTTAAAATCATCATCAGTTTCATCGAACACCAGAAACGCATTATTTACGCTGCCTCTTTCAACTTCAATTCCAGAATACCTTCCGGTTACGCCAGCACCTGCTTCGCCATTATTAAGAACAATGACTCTGTCTTGAAGAGCTGTGTTTACTGTTGTAATAGTGGTTGTGGTGCCAACTACTGTTAAATTGCCGGTAATTTCAGTGTCTGCACTAACAATTAAACTGCCACTCGGGTCCAGGGTTAAATTACCTACTATTCGTTGTGTTCTAGCCATTTCTAATCCAAAAATACTATGTTTTAATTATTTATCAATAGTCTAAACTCGTTAGGAGTTGTTACTGAAAAGTTTGATAGTAATGCCCATTCAGATGGCGTAAAATCTAACAACGGATTTACATGAATAAACCGTTGATTTGAGAATTCCTTTATTATATCTTGAATTTGTTTTACCCAGTTTTCAAATGTTTGTGGTTTATCTGTTTTCTGTTTGTAATATTTTGTGCCAGCATAAAGGTTATTAATACGCTCGGGATCTAGACTATGTAAGTCCATACCAATAAGACATATGTAAGGAAAATTTTCGTTTGCCGCAAGTGCTACACAGTTTGGGCCGCTACTATAACCAAAATATTTTTTATGTAAAGCTAACGCCCCGGAGTTTTTAATTACATTACTTTCTCGGGTATAGTGAACGTTTTTTGAGCTGTAGCCGCTATTTTGTATTTCGTGTGCCATATCCTTATCAACACTAACTAAGGTATGTGGTGGCGGGTTTTCATGATACGCTCTATTACAAGCAAAAACCTTTCCTTTGCAAAGCAAGTCTTTAATAAGAAATTCTTTTCGTGTTTCTCCATTTCCTAATATAAAAGCAAATTCGTTTTTGTTCATTATAATATTATATAGCTTTGTTAAGTTGACAACATGTATAAAGCATGTTAATATAATACAATTAAATTGTAAAGGATTGAAATATGCGTATAGGCGTTCCTCGAGAAATCAAAACACAGGAATACCGGGTTGGAATGGTACCGAGCAACGTGCGAGAAGTTGTTCATCACGGACACAAAGTAATTGTTGAGACTGCGGCGGGTATTGGCATTGGTTTTAGCGATGATGCGTATCGAGCAATGGGTGCTATAGTTGTGGACACAGCAGCGGAGGTTTTCGCCACCGCTGATATGATAGTTAAGGTGAAGGAGCCACAACCGGCTGAGATCAACATGTTGCGCGAGGGCCAGGTGCTGTTTACCTTTTTACATCTCGCCGCCGACAAGGCACAGACTAAGGGGTTGATGGATAGTGGCTGCGTGGCTATTGCTTATGAAACGGTAACTAACGAGTCCGGCAATTTGCCGATTTTAGCGCCGATGAGCGAAGTTGCCGGCCGCATGGCGATTCAGGTTGGAGCACATAATTTAGAAATAAAGCAGGGTGGAGCCGGTGTATTGCTGGGCGGTGTACCGGGAGTCGCCGGTGCAAAGGTGTTGATCCTCGGCGGCGGTGTTTCAGGAACAAATGCTGCACGGATGGCAATGGGCATGGAAGCTAATGTAACTGTTCTTGATAAATCTCTAGAGCGGCTGGCCGAACTTGATATGCGCTTTGGTGGGCGGTTAAACACGCTATATTCAACTGCTCACTCGATTGAAAGCTACGTTGCAGATGCGGATTTAGTTATTGGTGCTGTGTTAGTGCCAGGCTCAGCCGCGCCTAAGTTGGTCAGTAAGGCAATGATAGGCATGATGCGACCCGGGTCTGTAATAGTTGATATTGCGATCGATCAGGGAGGGTGTTTCGAGACATCGCGCCCAACTTCGCATGAAACGCCAACCTACAAGATCGATAACGTCATACATTATTGTGTGACTAACATGCCAAGCGCCGTACCTCGGACCTCCACTTTCGCGCTAAACAATGCAACCTTGCCATTTATCCTGTCAATCGCATCACAAGGGTACCGCAGGGCGCTTCGAGAAAATCCGCACCTTCGCGCGGGATTAAATGTGCATACGGGTGCCGTTACTTACAAAGCGGTAGCGCAAAATCTAGGACTTAACTATATGACCACTAAGTGGTCATTACAAATGGTGGATTAGTGGAGTTATGACTGAATTGCCAGTTGTGACTAAATTGCCAGACGGTAGCCGTACATGGCACTTTAATGACAAACTACATCGAGAAGACGGCCCTGCTATTGAATTAGCAGACGGCACCCGTGAATGGTATATTAACGGCAAACGACATCGAGAAGATGGGCCTGCTGTTAAAAGAGCAAATGGTAATCGTATATGGTATATTAATGGCAAACGACATCGAGAAGATGGGCCCGCTGTTGAGTGGGCAAATGGTAATCGTATGTGGTACTTTAACGGCAAACCACATCGAGAAGATGACCCCGCTGTTGAATTAGCAAATGGCGATTGTGCATGGTATATTAATGGCAAACCACATCGAGAAGATGGCCCTGCTTCTATCAAAGCGAACGGCACTCATGGGTGGTATATCCATGGAGTTATGATGGATTTTCAAGAATATGTAAATAAAATATTTCCTGAGAACACACCAAAAAAATGCCTGTTTATTTTGAAGTGGTCTAATTAACCAACATATTTTTGCCAATAAAAGAGGGTGGAATTAATTCCACCCTCTAATATTTCGTCTATGTTAGCTAGTAGTGTATGAAAAACAATCCTTACTTGAAGGAAATATTTGACATCGCAACTTCACCGACATAATCTCCAGCGTTACCTAGCGAAGATGCAGTGTTACTCAACTCCACATATCCGTACCTTGTCATAAAGCTAACTACTGGCTCGAAGGTGCTAGGATCTAGCACTGTACCAGAGCTCATCAGCGGAATGTATGGGCAATAGAATGCTGCCGCATCTGTTTCGCTTGCGCCCTTGTAACCAACAAGTACAGCTTTGTCGTCTGCTGCATAACTGTCAACGTAAACCTTCATAGCGCCATTAAGAGTACCAACAAACTTAGTATTAGTTGGTGCTTCAAAAGTACCTTCAGTTGTGCGTGCGAAAGCTGATGTGCTTGCGCTCTGTAGAACTGTCAGTGCCTGTGGGCTTACAACCGCCCAGTTTCCTGCGCCACGACGTGTCCGCTGTGCAATTAGGTTAGCAACGCGGTTGACTAGAATCGCAAGAGCTGCGTGTTCGTCACCAACGAATGTTGCTGTACCGCTTACTGCTGCCTGGTCGAAAGTTTCTTCAGTAGCTGCTAGTGAGCGTAGTGAAGCGAGAACTTCCTGATCAACTTCTGCGGTAATTTCTTGTGCCAAAGCAGCCATAATTTCTGCTTCAACGTCGAGACCGTGCATCGACTGTGCGTCTTGCGCTGCCTCAAAAGTCCAGCGTGCCTGTAGCTTACGTGTCTTAGCTTCAACAGGCTGCTTTAGGATTTGGATGCTGATTTTGGATCCACCAACACCTTCCTTAGCTGCTGTTACGTCTGCTCGACCAGTTGTCGTTGAACCGGAATATGCAGTTGCAATCTTAAATGGGCTTAGTGCCTCATCACCTGCTACCGTGTCTGTTCCGAAGTCGCCAGTTGCTGTAGAAGTAACTGTCTCTGCGTAACGAAC